GATTTTTATTCTTCTGAAAAAGACATATTTGCATTCATAGAAAAATGTATGTCAAATGATACTGAAGGAATTTTAAAAGGCTTAAACCATTTAAATGAATCACACGGGCATCAAGCTGTATTAATGATATTTCTTTCTCAGTTATTCTTTTATCTCAATGTTGCTGGATTACTTGAACAAAAGATATATGACAATAAAACCATACTAGAAGAGATTTCATTACAGCCTTATATAAAGAAATACCTAGACGATAATTATGAAGAAATCGTCAAGGAAATACCCATTAAATCTGTCAACCCTATCCGGCTTGATATTACAAAGCAGCAACTAAATACAGGAAGTGAAGAGATATCAAATAAAATCAATTCTACTCTTTCTGCAATAATAGACTTACGTAATAGTATGTCTGAAAAGATAGTGTTTCCTTACTTAGCTTTGTGTTTATCTAAAAATAAATTATATCAACCTATGTCGTATAACATTTATTAAATGATTGACGAACACTATGTATATATAAATACTCTTGTTAATAAAATTAAAGAGGATAACAACGAGGCTTTACACGAACTTTATGCCTTCTACAAACCTTTAATTTTATCAGCTATTAGAAGATGCTGCTCCAAAGAAAAATCATTATATTCATATAGAGATGATTTAAACAGTGAGTCTATTTTTGTTCTTAAAAGCCTAGTTGAAAGATATGATCCTGATTTAAGTTATTTCTCATATTATTTATCAACTAGAATTGACCACGCTTTAATTGCTCATTTTAAAACAACATTTTTACCCAAGATCGAAACTAGGGATTACAGCGAAGTACATCATAACTACGATCCATTTGACAGAATAATTAATGAGATTGTTATTGGTGAAGCGCTTGAAAAACTTAATGATAAACAAAAAGAAGCAATCACTCTTTACTTCTTCGAAGAGTTAAGCCAAGAAGAGGCTGCACTAAAAGCTGGCATTACACAAGCATCATTTTCAAAAAGATTAGACAGAGCATTGAAGACATTAAAAGGAATTATTGAAGAACCGCTATAAGGTATGGAATAATTTCAAACGATTTTTTGTAATATATGTTTATGTTCTCGCAAAAAGCTCTCAAATTTATCTAGAGAGCTTTTTCCACGTTAGGGTGATTTTTTAAAAATTGGGAGAAAGATGTTGGAAAATAAAAACAACGATGAATTCATTTATAACTGGCGCAATGAATTAAAGCAAAGTCAAGATGGTGCTTTATTAGTTGCAAGTCGTATGGCCTCAAGACTCAAAGAAAGCGGATTTGGTAAGAATGATGTTATTGAGCTCTTGGCTGTAGAAAACTTTGATGTTGAGCTTTGTAACAGAGTTGCTTCTAAGCTTTTTGATACTGTTGAAACTCCTGTTGCTAAGAAGGTTGAAGTTGCAGTTGTCCCAACCAAGTATGCTGATTGTGCTCCTACAATTGAAAGAAACTTGGAAAGATTAAGTGCAAGAGAATTTACAAAAAGATTATGCTCAGGTCCTTATGCTGTTGTTAAAATTGACGAAAAGCAATTCGATTCCTGGGTTAGATTAGCTGAACTTGCAAAGACAAGTTCAAATGCTAGAACAGCTTTACACACTGAACTTAAGCCTTGGGTAGAAGAGGCTTTATTGAATTCAGTATTAGTTGCTCAGAAAGAAAAGAGCAATATTGTAACAGCTGATAAGAATAAGCAAGTTTATAAAGTTGCTATGAGAAAGGGTGAAGCTACAGTTGATTTAACATCTGGCACATCCACATCTGAAAAGTTTACCCAAGGTAACTATGCAACATTCGGATTAGCAGATGAATATATGGTTTCTGCTGCTGATTCTGTTTCCCCATATGAAAGACTTAAGAGAGCATTAAACTCCTAATATTTAAAAAACCTAATCAACTTCTAAACCCGTCGATTTCGACGGGTTTAGTTTTCTTTTATAAGGTTAACAAATGGCAGAAGAAAATAACACAGTAGTTAATGCAATAATTCCTACAAAAGAGAACTTACCAGCAGAAGGATTGAGATATTTTAAGGATTTGAAGGAGACTGATGATCCTATAATTCCATTGCCTCATGACTCAATGATGGATTTGCAATATCCTCAGTTTTTTGAAGCCAGATGTGCAATTTGTTCTTCACCATTAAGAAATTTAGCAGAACACGTTTTTCTTGAAAGTGGTAAAAAATCTCAATCAGTTATTAAGTTTTTTGAACGCCATTATCATGCAAAACTTAACTGGTCTCAAGTTTCTACTCACATGGATAATCACTGTGACTTCAAGAAACTTGTCACTTCTGGATTAAAGAACTATGAGCAAAGAGAAGAATTAATTGCTCCGTGGATTTTTAGAGAAAATCAACTTGCCCTTACAGCTTTGATGGTAGAGCTTGATGATATTCGTGGTATGGATTGTTCTAAAAGCAATGATCTTAAGTTAAAACGTGCTGCCATGGTTGAAAAACTTATTGGCAAAATTATGGATCTAAAGGATAGGAGAGATAATCAAGGCGTATTTGCTTTTAACATCTTTGACATTCTATGGGATTTGCACGAAAAATTCAATAGTGAGTATGACAAAAAGTTAGTCAGAGACCAAATGAAGAGTCTTAGAGAAAAACTTAAACAAGATAACTAATGAGAAAAAACGCTTCAAAAGCTACATTAACACAAGCTGAAATTAGATCACAGCTTATCCAACAAGCAAATCAAGCACAAGAAAAATTCAAAGAATCTGAATATGCTGAAGAATTTGCTGATGAAATTGTACCTAATGTAAGAGCTGAAGTTGCCCCACCATTGCAGCCTGAAAAGACAAGATTCAACCCAGATCAAATTGTTGATATTGTTAAATTTATTGAGCATCCTTATTTTTGTAATCTAAAACCTTATCCTTTACAAAGACTCATCCTCAAATGTTTTTACATGGGACAAGAAGGCAATACAGATTTAGTTATCCAAGACATTCCAGAAGAAGAGAGAATTGGTTGCAAGGGATGTGTTTGGGAATTTGTAAGAAAGAATGAAGAAAAGGCTATTGAAATGTCTAGACAAAATAGACCATATAAAGCCTCATTTTCTGTGATTAACTCTCCTTGTTTAACTTGTAGCAGAATGAATGAAGAAATAGTTAAAGAACGCTATGAGAATGAAAAAGATAATGCTACAAATCCAGATGCATTAAGAAAAGTAGAAGAGTTAGAAGAAAGACCATTTATTGATAATTTTCAAACAGAAATGGATTTGTTTCATTCAGAAGAGTTTGATCCAAAGTTAAGAATGCAAATTCTTGATAAATGTACTAAACGATTTAAATTTCAAGAATTAGTTTTAGTACTTGGCAGACGTTCAGGTAAATCATTCCTTGTGTCTACCATTGCGTTATATGAACTATACAGATTGATTTGTATGGGACATCCTCAAGCAAGATATGGATTAATGGAATTTGATTCTATTTATCTTTTGAACGTTGCTCGTAATGAAGAACAGGCAAAGAATGCTATCTTCGCTAAAATCAAGCAAACTGTGTTGGCATCTCCATTCTTTCAACCCTATATAGGAAAAGACACTGAACTTGAAATGCGCTTCTTTACTGAGAACGACCGCAAGGAAAATGAAAGGAGAGATACTGCTGGACTTAACTTATTTTCCGGCTCATTAGTTTTGAAATGTGGTTCCAGTAGTGCATCAGGTCTTGTTGGTCTAACTTGTTGGTGTGTAATCATGGACGAAATTGCTGCTATGGCTGGCGATAATCCTGATTCTGGGCTTGACTATGATTTATATAATGACCTAAAGCCTTCTCTTGCAACTTTTGGTCGAGATGGAAAGATGATGATGCTTTCCAACCCTAAAGGTCCAATTGGATTACTTTATGATTTACATGAAAATAGACAAGAGGATCCATCAACTCTTGTTATGCGTGGACCTACTTGGCTTGTAAATCCAAACATTGACAGAGACTTCTTGGAATCAGAAAAGATTAAAAATGGCACCGAATATCAAATGCAATATGGTGCTGAGTTTGGTGCTTCGTCATCTGATCCTATGTTTACAGAAGACTCAATTAATAGAATGTTTTCTTCAATGTCAATGGTTCCTAGAGCTGACAGACCAACTGATATGTTTACTTATTACTGTCATATCGATCCTGCCAGGACTTCGGATTATTATGCATTAGCTGTAGCCCATTGCGAAACTATGTGGGGAACTTTTGGTCAAGACGGTAAACCTTTAAGAAGAGTAGTTATTGATCACGTTCATTTTTGGAACCCAAAAACTAAGAACCAACCAGTTCCAGAAAAAGAAGTAGAAGATTACGTGCTTGATCTTCACAAAAAATTCAGATTTAAACAAGTAAGTATCGACCAGTGGAACTCTCAATCATCTGTTATAAAATTAAGAAATATGAGAGTACCAATTATAGAAAAAACTTTTAATAAACAATACAAAGAAGGGATATACACAGAACTAGCAACCCTTTTAAGAGAAGACAGAATAGATATTTATGATATTTCAGGCGGCACATACACTGACGCTAGAGGGAATGTAATGCCTTTGGAAGAGATTAAAGAAGCTAAAACTCAATTTTTATTTCTTCAAAAAAAATGGAAAGGTAATAGATTTATCATTGAATCATTAAAAGGATACAAAGATGATATTTGTGATGCAGTTGCAGCTGTAGCATATGAAGCTTACTTTTCAAAAATTGCTGATGTATTACCAAAGTCAAGGTTAATCAATACAGGCTCAAGAATAAGATAGCAATATTTCTAGCATTTTGGGGATAAAAATGGCCAATCAAAACAAAAATATCAGAACAGCTGCAGGCTTTGGTGGCGTTGGCGGCGCTGGATCTGGTGGTTGGGCTCCTGGCGGAAGTCCGATTGCTAAAGGGGGACAGACTCCTGGCAATTTTAATCAATTTGTTGATGATTCATCTTTTGAGGCTATTTTATCTAGAATTCATCAAGATGCGCCAGATGAACCAGAAAGAAATATGGAAGCAAGATTAGTTCCTCAGCATACGTTCAAAGAAGATGATGCTGTTCATAATCTTGATATTTTGGATGTGGATGAAAGAAATGCTTTTAAATTGAGAACCAAGCTACGTGCTCATAAGCATATGTTAGAAAAAGCAGCAACTCAAATGAAAGCTAATCCACATCATCAAAAAATCCAAGAATCTACGATGGAAGAATCATTACAAGCTCGTAGAAAATATAAAGATGGGCAAAAGTTTGATTATGAAGATGATGTTCCAGCTCAAATCAAACCAGAAAGAGTCCATTATTCATCAAAGTCAAATGAAAGAGTAGCTATTGATTTTAGTTTCAGAAGAAGAGACCATATCAATGAAGCAGAACCAGGAGATGCAGATGCTTGGTGGCAAGCTACAAAACAACAAGTACCGATGGGAAAGGCTCCATTATTAACAAATGGTGCTGAAATGGACCAATATTTTAACGAATTATTGAATGAGAACAATCCAAATCCTAGCGGTATGTGGAATGAAGAAAACATTCAAAATGAAGAGATAGTTGACCCTGACACAAAAGCAAATTTTAGTGGAAATAGTGCAGCCAAATACTATGACAAAAAGAATAATAACACAATGTCATTAGAAGCACAACTTCATGGTGATTCTTATGAGAAAAATCATTATGACAGAAACAATTTTGGTAATGAACCTATCGGATTTGATGACAATCCATTAATGCAAGGGCAAGGGAACTATCCAAGAGTTCCGTGGGCATAAAATCTGTAAAATAATCATATGCCAAAATATGATTATCTAGTTGTGGGAGCGGGTTTATTTGGTTCAATTTTTGCTTATGAAGCTAATAAAATAAATAAAAAAGTATTAGTTATTGATAAAAGAAATCATATAGGTGGAAATTGTTATTCAGAACCATATGAAGATTACCATATCCATAAATATGGTCCACATATTTTTCATACTTCTTTAAAATATGTTTGGGATTATATAAATCAATTTACTTCTTTTAATAATTTTACATTAAGAAATAAAGCAAATATAAATAATAAAATTTATTCTTTGCCAATAAATTTAAACACAATACAACAAGTTTGGCCAGAAGCATATAATCCACAAAATGCAATAAATAAAATTAATCAAGATAAAATAAATATTCAAAACCCACAAAATTTTGAAGAATATTGCTTGAGCACCATGGGAAAAACTTTGTATGAGATGTTTTTCTACGGATATACCAAAAAACAATGGGGCAGAGAGCCTAAAACCTTACCGGCATCAATTGCTCAAAGAATTCCATTAAGATTAAACTATAACGATAGATATTATTCCGATGCAGATATTTATGAAGGTATACCTGTTGATGGATACACAGCTATATTTGAAAAACTGCTTAAAAATATTGAAGTTAATTTAGATTGTGATTATTTTAAAGATAAAGCTTATTTTGATTCTTTAGCTAAAAAAGTTGTGTATACCGGTCCTATAGATCGATTATTTGAATACAAATTTGGTGATCTAGAATACAGAACATTAACTCACAAACACCATGAAATTAACTCAGATTTTCAGGGCACTGCTCTAGTAGCATATCCTTCATTGAATATCGAATGGACAAGGATAATTCAACATAAATATTTTGCCTTAAGTAAATCAGAAAAAGATTACATCACCTTCGAATATTCTAAAGCATACGACAAAAACTTTTCTGATGATCCTTATTATCCAATCAATGATTATTTAAATAATGAAAGATATGAAAAATATCGTCTAGAAGCTGAAAAACAAAATAATCTTATTATTGGTGGAAGGTTAGGAAACTATAAATATTATGATATGGATAAAACTATAGTAAATGCATTAGAGGTTTGTAAAAAAGAATTAGCAGGAAAATAAACCTAAAATTAATAAAAAACCAATTATGAAAAGTAAATTTGTTGCTTCAAAAATAAAACTTGCCTTTGATTTGGATAAGGCTGGTTTTTATAGAGAATCAGATAGTGTTTTTTCTGAGTTATTGAAAGTAGCACAACTTACTCCATTTTTTTCTGTTACTAAACATGACCACGTTGGCAAAGTTCCTTATGAAGACCTTGAAGATGAGTTTGAAAATGCAGACAGAGCAAGGTTAGATAAGCAGGATCGTTTTAGGTCACCAGATTATTATGATGATGGTGAAAGTGACGAACCTGATGAACAAAATACAGAAGCAAAACTACATGGGCCTTCTGGTACTGGTATTGCATATGTTGATCCAGGCCCAACAACAAAGTCAGTAGGTATGGATCAAAGTGCTAACGATGGTACTTTGGATAATTTCACTTTTGAAAACACATATGAACAAAATGTTGCTGATGGCAAGGGCTATCTCAACAGAATACCAAGATAGGAGAAGACAATGCCTTTACCAATTCAATCATTAAATAACTGGAATGATGACAATAACGATAAAGTTTCAATGGAAGGATTAGGTTTATCTGATATCCAACTTATGTTACTTGGTGGCAACACTAACACAAGAGAAGCAAAGGTTACAGTAAGCCAAAGACATATTGATTTGCTTAAGATTATTGAACAAAATCAAGATGAAATTGTTACTGCTGCTAATATCGTAAATAACATTAGAGATGCAAAAACTTTCGTAGTTCCAAAGAATATTGATGATAATTCACTTTTAGCTCTTAAAACTGCTGGACTTGTTTCTGGTCACGGCAGATCAGTAACATTAACAGACAGAGGTAAAGTTGCATTAAGAGATGCCTACTTAAAAGATCCTGTTAATGAGTTTAGAAAAGCTAGAAAGAAAGATAAATTTGATTTAAATGCAGCTAAAGAAGTCAAAGTAGCAAGTAAGAAAAGTAAGTTTACAAAAACTTGACTCACTGAAGATTTTGATGGAAAGTTTTCTGTCAGATTTGTAGCTGATAATAATGCAACTCTTTCTAAGGGTTTAATGCATGCAGAACCTTTAGAAGATTTTGAAACTGCATTTTTTATCTTTCCAGAAATAGGAAACTATTCATTTTGGAATAAAAATGTTTCTTTTCCTTTAACATTAGCATTTTTAGATAAAGATTTTAAAATTGTTGATTTTAAAGATATGGAAGCAGAACAAACAAGCAGTGTCTATCCCAAAAGCAACAATGTTAAATATGTTGTAGAAGCAAATAAAGACACATTTAAAAAATTAGATATAGAGATTGGAGATTTTTTAATCCACAAGGGTGATGATTTAGTTTTGCGTAAAAGTAAACAATAAGCTTTTTAAAGGTTTTTTATAAGTAAATATAGAAAGGTTTTATAAGTTTCATCCAGTTTAATAACTGAATGTGGATTGAAATATGAAGGATTGAACTTGAGAGGTAATTAAAATAATGGCCGATAGAATTTTCCCTAATAAGTTTCAAGAATCAGGATTGGATTCTGAACTTGTTTTTACAGGTATTAACTGGGACACATTCAATGAGAGATTAGCCGCTGTCAAAGATGGCGAAGGCGATAAGAAGGTTCCAACTGAACTCATGGACGCTTTGAATGAAAAGTATCCTGATGCTTTTGATGAAGAAGCTGAATCCAATGACAAAGAAGGTGGCAATAAATGGGCCGCTTATGCTGAAGATGAAAATGAAGATGATTCTGACGAAGACGAAGAAGAAGATATGGAAGATGAAGATGAGTCTGAAGAAGACGAGTCCGAAGAAGAAGATGAAGATGACGAAGAATCAATGATGGAAAAGAAAGCTTCAAAGATCATTTTCAACCATCCATCACAACTTTCAGCTGATGCTGTTGAAGCTGCTATTGCATCTGGTGACAAGAGACTTGCTAACACAATCTTAGCTGCTCGCCACGAAAGAAGAGTAAGATTAGCAACTCAAATTGAAACCAACATCAAGACTGCTCAAGCTCATCAAGATGCTTTGAATCAAAGAAAAGCTTACAGAGAGAATCTTGTTAAGGTTGCTTCAAAGAACGAAACAAGAACTGCAGTTGCACAAAAGTCAACTGAACCAACATTTGTAAAGGCTTCTGCTCTTAATAACAATGCAAAGCAAGCTTTTGCTGCTAAGGCTATTGCTGCTGGATTCCCAGCTGAATATGTCGAAGCTATGCTCAACACACCTGTAGCTGAAGCTCCACAAGTTGTTGAAATCAAGCAAGTTATGGCTTCTAACCTTAATGTCAACACTAAGAAGCAAGTTGTTGCAAGCATCATTAAAGTTGCTGAACTTGATTCTGCAAACATCAATAGATGCAAAGATTACTGGAAGAATGAGCTTGGCTATGGCGATCCAGAATGGGTTGACGAATTATTTAATAGCAAAAACTAATAACTAACCTCAAGTTCAAAATATCCCAGGGCGAAAGTCCTGGGATATAGCCTTGGGGAATAATATAGGAAAGAAAATGAGCAAATTCAAGAAAGTTTCAGAAATCGAAAATATTCCATCTTTTATTGAAAAGAAATTTGTTGGCGCAAGCTATGATGTTGTTGAAGATCCTTATGCCGAGTTAAAGAATAACTCCGCAAACAACAGAAACAAGATTGCCAAACAAACAGTTGGAATGCAAAAAGAAGCTCAATCTTTTGACAGATCTTGGGAAACAATTCAAGGCCCTTCTGTATATGCAGAGCCTACTTATTCATTTAGACAAGAATCAGAAGATAGCTTAAATCCTAATGCAATCAGAAGAGCAGGTTCCACATTTGATGATGGCTTGAATGCTAGAACAACTACAAGTGGCCTTAAGGCTTATTCTGCAGATGAATATATGAATGCAATGCTTTCCAGATCAGCTTCTATTTTCAATCCTGATATGATTGCAATCTCAGAAGAGTTTTTAAATAGCCAAGAATCTTCTAGCCAACAAGCTGTGGTGAATGACGCACAAAGAAGAGAAGCAAGAGCTTCTAAGCATAGTTCCTGGCAAGAAGAAAAACTCAATTCTCTTAGAAAATCCAGTGTTGTTTCAAATAGAGCACACTCTGTTTTGAGAACAAGTAATGAATCAGAATATTCCTCACAATGGGGAATGATCGATCCTGACCAACTTGATCAAAGAGAATACCAAAAAGTCGCTATGCAAGAAAAATCAAGACAAAACAGAATGGGTGTTAAGAAAAACCATACTGAAGACATTGAAAACAGAGCAGTAAATAAAGCGCAAACAATTCACGATATTTATAACAATATCAATATTAACTTAGATATTGACAAATTCTAAAATGGATAAAAAGTTTTCTTTTTCTGGTATTGCATCTAATCCAGCCTCAGGAATCAATAATATTGATTTAAATGTTGCTGGAGCAGATGGCTCTGGTATGAGTTCAGAATCATCCGGTGTCACTAAAAAAGAAATGATTTCATTACTTAGAAAAGTTGTTCAATCAGAAAACGAAACTGTTAGCGAATATAAGTCTGACCTTGAAGAGATTATTGAAAGAATAACAAGGCCAGAATATAAAAAAAGAGTTTCGCAAATTATAACTGCAATCGATATGGCTCAAGACCCTAGAAAAAGGACTAAAGATCCAAGTACTGGTCAATTTGATCCGACTGCCCAACAACTAGCAGAAAGGATGATGAATAAATTGAGTCATTTAGATCATGAAGAAGAACAAAATCATCATACAGCGGGTACCAAAACTATGTCATTTAATAACAGAGAAGCACAAGTTAAAAAGAAAAAGAAGACTAGAGGTAATCCTTTCCGTGTTTTAATGGGAAAGGTCGGTAAGTTATTAGATCATGGTATTGAAAAGAAAGATATTGTTAGATATTTAGCTAAACAAAAGTTCTGGGGTAATGAAACTATCGAAAGAGCTGTCGATATTGTAAGAGATTATAATAAGAAAAAGAAAAAAGATAGTGCAGACGATAAAGAAGTTAAAGAAGAAAAGAAAGCATCTACAGATATTAATGTAAAAACAGCTGCGTTAGATTATGATGAAGAACCAAATTGGGAAAAAAGATCTACTGCTGAACTTATTTACAATGCTTACTATCTTGATGGTGTTTTAAATGACAAGGACGCAGCCAGTAAAGATGGCGCTGCAGCTGAGTTAAAAAAGATTAAAACAGAATTGAAGAAAAGAGGGGAGAGTCTTGAGGAACTAGACTTAGGTTAATAACTATGGATAAGAAAAACTATACTATAAAAACAAAATTACACTCTCATAACCCTAAAGTTGTAGATAAGCTTATTGGTGGTAATGGAATTTTGGAAATGCTCAACGATGTTATGAGCAATATGTCAAAAGTGCCAGCAATTGAAACTCCTTTTCATTTACTTAATAACAAAGATTTTGATCATTCAGATCCAATTGTAGACAAGTTTATGGATATGGGTGGTCCTAAACACGTAATTAAGATTTTTAAAATTGATTCTCCAAAAGATATTTCAGAAGCAATGCATCATCTTGCAAGCACATTACAAGAAACAAGATTGGCATTGGTGAGGAAAGAACTTAGAAATATTTTTGCTTCTTTACAATCTGCTTTGGATATTAATAATGATGCTGTTAAACTCGAAAGAACTGCATCCAAAATGAAAACTTCTTCAAGAGGATTCCACCAAGGAGAATCTCTTTGTGGTGTTGAGTCTCTAATGAAGATTGCAAACAAGAAAGAAATGGTTGCGCTTGATGATGTTGAAAAGATGATCAGCGCTGGTGGATATGTGTTTTTATCCCGTGCTGCAGAAATCGTTAAGAATATGTACGAATCTTATTCAACACCAAGAAACACCAGAGTTGCATATACCACCTTGGCTACACAAGATGGCGAACCTTATTTAATGTGTCCAAAGGGCATTTATTACAATGGGAAAGCCGTTCCTATGGAAGTTTCAAAATGTAGACATAACTGCATTGATTCTAAAGTAGAAAGAGATGGTTCAGTTTCTTGTAATTATCAAGCATGGATTAAGCAATCTTTCCAAACACACGATGTCGTAATGGGTAGATTAGATACAACCAGACATCCTGATAATGAAGCTAATCTTTTAAATATCGAAGAAGGCAAGAGAAAGAGACACGATGACGAAGTTGGTTATGAAAGATTGTTTGAAGAAAGTGATCTTGAAGCAGCCAAACTTAGAAAGAAAAATGTTAACCAAACAGACAATAGAGAAAAACAACTCTCTGATTTAAAAGCTGTGCAATATGGCCATTCTGTTGATGACAAGAAATTAAATCAACACGTTAAACTTTCTCAAACTAATCACAATAAAACTATTGAAGAACAACTTCCAAATAGAGAAGAAGTTAAGAAATCTTTATTTGATAGACTTGTTGATAAATACAATAACAAAGTTGCTGAAACAGAAGTTATTGAAGACAATTTGGCTGATAATGCTGGACTTTATGATCAAAAAGGTGACCAAGAAGATTCTACCACCCATATGATTAATGAAATGAAAGAAAATCCAGTTCATGTCATTAAAGAAATTAATGATGAAGCTGGTGATGGATCTGATGATTCTATTCCCCATAGATTGAATAAAACAGCTAAAAAAAATGAAGATTTAAAATCATTTGATACTCATTTAGAAGAGAAAAGAACTAATAAAGATATTGATAAAAATATCGAAGCTCTTTTAAGTGAAGATGCAGATTGGGGTCATCAATTTGCAGATGAAGATTTAAAACATTTTGCTGATGAATTAGGTTTAGACTATATCTTAGAAAAATCAAGAGAAGATTAAAATGTGGTATAGAATTTCTCAACAAAATATCGGAGGGGGAGCAATAAAAGCTGCCCCTCTTCTTCCAGTTAATGATGGTGGAAATCCATTAGAAGCAGAAGAAGTTTACGCTCCTCAATATAGTGGGTATGAAAACTTAAACACAGAGCTTAGGTTCATCTTAGAAGAGATGGGGCAGACATTAGAAGATTATTATGAAATGTCGGTAGAACAACAGAAAGATCTCTGGGAAATTTTAGTTAAAAGACCTCATCATATTGGCGGCAGTGAATCTAATGGAGAAATACAATCAGGTAGTTATGGAGATCAGTTGTCATCTAGTTCACAAAGAAGACATTCACCATTTCACCCTGCTCCAGAAAATACAACTATTGAAGAGCAACTAGATGGTTCAAGACATCAGAATAATAATGTTGAACCAATAAATATGCAATCCCAAGCAGCTCAAACAGGGAAGCCAATACAAACAGGTATAGGCCAACCAGCTGCATTTGCTTCTGGAAAGGGTGCTGCTTTATTCATGGGAGACTTACCTGCAAACCAAACATTAATTTAAAAATGTGGGTATAAATTAGATCATGAGTTCCAAAGATTCGCCTTCATTAGCCAAAGTTCTCAAAACAGCAGCACACAATGTAACTGGAGAGAGAGTATTAGGTTCAGTAGATTTTGATAAACAATATGCAAGCTCTAGAATTACTTCAGGTTTAGGACCTTCAGTAAATCAAAAGACTGCTAACACCGGTGGTAATAATACTATGACCACCGCACCCAACTTTTACTCGCCATTCCTTACCCCTTCTTCATTCCAGATTCCTAATGCTCGCCGTGAAGTATACCTATGGGCTAACTGGTGGAGAAATAACGAACCAAAAATCTCTGCTGCAATCAACTTCTATACTAACTATCCTTTCTCTGGATGGAAATTAGAATGCTCTTCTTCATATGTCAAAGATTATTTTGAAAAGCTAACTCAAAGACTTAACTTTCAAAAATGGCTTCCAGAAATTTCCAAGGTTTATCACTTGCTTGGAGATTCATTTGTTCTTTTATCTATTGATTGTCAACATTGCCATGGTTCTAACTGGGATGAAGATAAGAATGAAGAATGTAAGCACGATGGAGCTTCTTGGAGATCAATTTCAATTCTTAATCCTGATGCAGTATTAAAATCTCCGGGTCTTATTGATCAACCAGGTATGTATGTTTATCGTCCATCTCCTGAAGAAATGAAGATTGTCAATGAAAGACAACCAAAAGAACTCTATGATGCTATTCCTGATAGTGTAAAAAAACTTATCGTTAGAGGAGAACCAATCAAGCTTAATCCGATTTCTATTCATCATTTTAAGCACGGTTCAAATCCATGGGAAGACTATGGAACTCCTTTGATCCGTCCTTTGTTCCCTACATTAGCATATAAAGATAAGTTAAGACAATCTCAATGGATTGTTGCAGAAAGACATATTCTTCCTGTAAAAGTTGTTAAAGTAGGAAATGATCAAAGACCAGCATCTCAAGAAGACCTCGATTCTGTTCAAGAAGAATTGGCTGCAATTGCTAACGATCCCAACCTTACTCTTGTCACTCACCATGCTTTTGACTTTGATTACGTTGGAGCTTCTGGAAAAGTACTTCAGTTAACTAACGAATACGAACTTGTAGATCAAGAAATTCTTGATGGTGTTATGCTAAATAAAGCTCTTCTTAATGGTGAGGGCCCAACTTATGGAAATGCTCAAGTTGGTCTTCTTGCAATGGCTCAAAGATTAGAGACATTCAGAAGAGAAGTAGCAAGATGGGTTGAAGAATGTGTTTTCAAACCAGTTGCTGAATGGAATGGTTTTACTATTGAAGGCGAAAGAGGGCAAGAAGAAATCATCTACCCTACTATTAAATTCGATGACCTTCAATTGAGAGATGACACCGGTAAGCTTCAGATGATGGTGACTGCCAATACCAATGGAGTTATTTCTAATATGACTCTTATTGAAGCATTTGGTTTAGATCCTGACCAAGAAATTGAAAGATTAAGATTTGAACAAGGTGCTAACTTTGTACAAAACCCAGCCCTTGGTAACACAGACTTGAATACAGGCTTTCAATCTGGTGAAGTTACAGGTCAAGGATTTGGTGCTCCTCCTGCTGGTGGTGATATGGGCATGGGTGCTGCAGGTATGGGTTTGACTCCTCCTCCTCCAGGCGGAATGGGTGGTATGCCGATGGCTTCAAGCCCAACCGATAACTATAGATTGGCATCAACAATTGTTAATGATATCTACACAGAAAGATTAAATTCTTCATCAAGACTTATGAATATGAGACTTGCAGGAAGAAGATTTAAGTCAGCAGCACACGAAGGTTTTATCAGAAGCTTAACTCCTGTTTCAGGTCGTGCTTATTTAGGCTCACTACCTGAAGAATACGATGGTTTTGGAGGCATTATTGTTCCACAGGCATTCGGAGGAGATAACTGCACTCCTGTTAACTATTATGCACAACAAGAAATGCACTATATACAAACAGCTCCAGAAACAAGAGAGGTGTTTGCAAAGAAGAAATTTGAAAAACCAGCGCCTCAAATGTTTACATCTATTGAAAAGAAGCTTTATAGTTTAATGCTTTCTTTAAACATGCCTTATCCATTATATGCACAATATGCTGCAGGGCCGACAATGGATTACCAACTTGATTCAGCTATTCCTAATCTTAAAATTGGAATAGAAGCTGATGGTGAAATTTGGCATAATAATCCTGAAAAAATCGCTAAAGATAAGAGAAGGGACATCGAGCTTGCATCTAATGGATGGATTATTTTAAGGTTTACAGATAAAGAATTAAATGATCATCCACAAGATGTGTTAAATGTAATAATGCAAGCTATTAGAAAGAAAACTGGGGTTTCTAAAAATGCAAACCCAGAAGAAGAAACGATTTAAACTCTCAAATCTTCTGTACAAAAAACCTATCGTCAAGATAGGTTTTTTCTTTTAAACAGGAAATTTAAGCATTTATTCAGAACAAAAACCAATAATAATGTCTAATTATTTCAGCATAAAAATGATTGCAGGAGAAATTTTTACTTATGTATAGAGTTGCCAAAGGTGGGCCTATTACAATTAATAGTTTTTTAACCACCGAAGACAGAAATACTGCAAGAGAACATATGCTTAAAACTGCTTCAAAACAGATGAGAGAAGCAGCTAAAATCGGATTACAATCTCTTTACGCAGATCCTTCAGATGTACTCGAAAAATATAAAGATTTCGATATTGTCAAGGAAATGAAAGCACGTAAAGATGCCAAACTTCTATGGGTTCGTGCCAGAGCAATTGATGCTGATACTGTCAATCATAATGGCGACTATTTTTCAAAAGAAGAACTATTAAAAGAAGCAGAAATTAAAGGCGAAAAAATCCCAGCATATAAAACTTTTGAAGGCGTTCCAATTTATACCAACCATAAAAATGATGATATTGAACAAGCTAAAGGTATGGTGGTTTATGCTGAATGGGACGATAAAGAAAACTGTGTTTATTGTACTTTCTTTGTAGACGAAGAAGCTTATCCTGATATTGCAAGAAACATTCGTACTGGTGTTATTCATGATGTTTCTATGGGATGTTCTGTTGCTTATGGTACTTGTTCTAAATGCGGTAACAAAGCATACACAGAAAAAGAATATTGTTCTTGTCTTAAAAAATGGAAAGGCAAGAAAGATCCAGATAATAACAAGCAAATCTTTGAATACAACTACGATTTAAAGTTTATCGAACTTTCATGTGTTGGTGACGGAGCTTTTGATACATGTGAAATCCAAGAGATTTATGATGTTGATGAAGTTCTTAGTGCAGCCGGTGAAGTTGAAAAGAAAGCAAGCGAGATTCTTTCAAACATTGTCATTGCTCAACAAGGTGCACCAGTACATTACAGAAGTGAATATGAGAATTGTTTAAGAGTTGCAGAAACTTCAACTAAAACAGCACTTAGGTTAGCCCAATCAGCTGGAACACTTGTTGGTGGTGCTTTGATGGCTGGAGAAGGTGTCAATCAAAACTCCACAGTTAATGCAGTTTTAGGTGCATTAGGTATTGATCCAAGAACTGGTTTAAATATCTTGGATATGATCAATCTTTCACTCAATTTCTTAGAAGTTGCTGTGATGAATATGTTTGCCAGAAAAGATAATGTTGACTTAGCACACGTAGGCAAAATTACTAAGTCTATGGCAGATTTACAGTCAACTATGCAAGACATGATTGATGATGGTATTGACGTTGGTTCAGGTCAAGCTCCTCAAGCTTTAAACCAACAACAATTACAACAGCAACAACCTCAACAGCCTGCAGCAAATGTTCAACAAGCAAACTATATGCCTGCTGGAAATGTTGGAAGAATGGTTGAGCCTTCTATGTTTGATAATGCTGTGGGAAGCGGAGTTGCATTAGCTTCTTCTAGATCACATCATTTGGTATGGGCTTCTCGTGATGGTAGAAGAGAAGTTTTTGCAAGCACTAACTCAAGAAAAGAATCAAATTTTGAAAAGTTTTCAAAAAGTTTAGTGAATTTAAAAGAAGCTTTGGGTGATAAATCAGCTACTGCTTCAGTTACTCAGGACGTTATTAGATTAGCTAATGAACGAAACAAAAATATTAGAAATAATACGCCCCATTCGTTAAGGGCGGAGGGAAATAATCAAATGGATCATTTTGCTAAAATAGCGCAAGAACAGCGCAAAAAATTAGCAGCCGCCGTGACAATCGATTTTAAGGTTGAAGATGGGGCTGGAAACCGTGTAGTCCTCTCTACAGATGGAACTATTGCAGGTTTCAGAGATGGTAAGAGAGTTAGTTGGGAACCTATTCTTAATGAAAACCAACTTGTTGCAATGGAAAGTGGACAAGGCGCTAGAGTTGCAGCAGATCTTCTTAAGGATCTTTCAGGTTTTGTCAAGACTGCACTTAAAGCACCAAGTATGGATAAGACTGTAAAGGAAGAAGAGCTTGAGGGCGACCGCAAAGGTGTTGGATACAAGTCTTTAGGTGAAGGCTTAGCATCACAACATAAGCACAATGATGGTATGACTGTAAGAGAAGAAGAACTTGAGGGTAATTTCTACAGCTCAAGATCGGATGATGCTGAAGCTGGCGAAGCTGCATTATCTACTGCTGGTCTTTATGGTCATAAGGTAAATGATGCTGAAGTCAAGCAAGCATTAACAAAGTTAGTTGCACAAGCTCATAAAGGTGTTTCAGAAGAAGGCCTTAATGAAAGAATTCAAAAGTGCAGAGTAGAAGGTACAGCTACAGCTCACGAAGTTATGGCATCTACTATCAAGGCATTAGGAAGAGCTGTTGTTGCATCTTATTCAACACCAGATGAAATTATTGAAGCATCTGCAAAGCTCGTTAAGATTGCTCAACTTCCAGAAATGGTCGAAACTTCTGCTGCTGGTGTTGATGTTCGTGAAGATGATGCTGCTAGAGCGGATTTCTTTAAGAAAGATATGGAGCCTTCAAGCCCTGTCGCTGCTGTTTTAGAACAACTTGGTTCTGAAGTTTCTGCAACAATTTCTTCTGCTGATTTATCAGAAGCACTCAAGGTTGCTATCGAAGAAGGCGAAATGACCAAAGAAGGCATTACAAGAATGGCTGAGCTTCTTATGGCTGGAGCTGCTGGCTCACCTGAAGAAGCAATGGGTATGCCTTCAAAATCTGAAGAACTTAAGGCTGCACTCCAATCAGCTGTTGATGGTGATGAAAATCTTATTTCTAAGGAAGACCTCAAGTCCGCTGTTTCAGCTATGGCAATGTCCGCTGAAGAAAGTGGTGCAACACCTGATGAAGTTGTTGATGAAGTTGATGCAATGGACGAAAAAATGCTTGTTGCTGCAGTTAATAAAGCAAGAACAGCAAGTGCTACAAAGGCAAGACTTAAGTCAAGAGCAAGAAGAGAATTCTGGGGCGAAAGAGTTGCATCTAAGACTGATATTTCAACAAATGTTGTTGGTTGGTTAGCAGACTATGCTACAAACTTTAATCTTTCCACTAAATCTATTGTAACAGCAGCTAAGAAGCTCTGTTCAGATGTTGAATTGGCTGAGAGATTGGTTGTTAAGGCAGTTCAAACAAAGCAAAATTCTGAAAGAACTGCAGGTATGACAGTTACTCAAGAAAAGTCTGACACAATCAGATTTGTATGCAGAGAAGAAGATCTTGGTGGAGTAAAGCCAGCTGATGAGGGATTTGAAGATGCATTCAGACAAAAAGCTATGGAAGTTCTCCAAGGCCATGGTTTCCAAGTAGATCCTAACACATTCTCTTTCACAGACCTCAATGTTTCTGCAACGGGTGACATTACAGCATCTGTTTCTTCAAGATCATCAAAATCATTTAATGCTGAATCTGCATTAAATGGAGAAATGCAAGAAGAAGGCCCGATGGAAGCACCGATCATTATGTCAGATGCAGCTAGAATGGCTAAAATTGAAAGAAGAAACAATATTTTAAATAGATATGCGCAAATGGCAGCACCAGGTGGAGCACCAGCAATGGGCGGAGCTCCTATGGGTGGAGAAATGGGAGCAGATGCTAATGCATTTGCTGGTCCAGGCTTAAGCGCAATGACTACTGACCCTATGGCAGCTCCTGCAGATGCTATGGGTGGCGATCTCGATGCTGTTTCAGAACCTGGTGATAAAAAGCCTTGGGGCTCTGTCTGCCCAGTTTGTGGTTCTGATGATGTCAACATTTCTGATTCTAATGCAGACTGTCAATCATGTGGTGCAGCTTATAAAATTCTTCAATCTCTTGAACTTATTTCAAATGGTAAGGAAGAAGGCGCTGGACCAGCTGGTGATGAAGATATGGAAGCTGCTCCAGAAGCAGCTGGCGGAATGCCTCCAATGCCACCAGCCGGTGCACCAGTGGGCGGTCCTATGGGCGCACCTGCACCAGGCGCACCAGCTCCAGCTGGTATGCCAGCAATGGCAGAAGCGAGAGGTTTATTTAGATTAGCAGCAACTGTTGATTCTGATGTTTACCTTAAGACAGCAATGCCGAACTTTGACAGAACAGCTGAGTTAAGATTACCAGTTGGTATGGTTTGCCCTAAGTGTG